AGCATGCCCGAGCAGGCGGCAGCGGCGAGCCGCTCATCATCGACGGCGGCGGCAGCATCGAGGGCGTGAGCGGAACGGACGATCTTGCTGCCCTGACCGCGGCCAGGACGGCGGCGATGGGCGAGATCGCCCGTGCGCTGAACGTCCCGCTGTCATTCCTAGCGGCAAGCGAAGCAGGCACCCAGATCACCCTTGACGCTCAGCGCGCCCTGGTGGATCAGACGCTGCGCCCCTGGGCGCGCCGAATCGAAGCTGAACTGCAAATGAAGCTGTTCCCTGGCTACCGCATCGAACACGATTTGCAGGAACTGCTGCGCGGCACGATGAAAGACACCGCGAAGGAACTGACGAAGCTGGTGGAGTCCGGAATCCTGACCCCGAACGATGCCCGCTGGTTCATCGGCATGCCCCCGGTGGCTGATGCGACCGCCGACCAGCTGCGCGTCCGCCTGGACACCACTGCTGGGCAGGCCGAAGCGGATGCAGACCGGGAAGATGAGGAAAGCGAGTCGCCTGATGCAGACTGAACGCCGCAGTTACGCCATCCGCGCCGATGTTCAGGGCAGCACGGTGTCTGGGCTGGCGATCCCCTACGGGGCCGACAGTGAACCGCTGCCGTTCATTGAGCAGATCCAGCGCGGCGCGTTCTCGGCGGATCTGGGATCGCGGAACGTATCGCTGCTGGTGGAACACGACGGCGGGCGCGTTCTCGCTGACACCCGCAGCAGCACTCTGTCCCTGGAAGAAACGGACGAAGGTGTGCGGTTCGCAGCGCGCCTGCCTGACACGCGCGACGGCCAGGACATGCGCGTCCTGCTGCGTGACGGCATCTACCAAAACATGAGCTTCGGCTTTATGGCCGATGAAGACGAATGGCGAGACGGGAAACGATTTGTGACCCGTGCGCGTCTGTTTGAAGTGTCCCTAGTTCATAGCCCGGCCTACGCGACGACCGCAGCCAGCGTCCGGAGCTTCGCACAACAGAACGCCCTGGTGGGGCGTTTTCTACGGCTGCGGTTGGGAGATTTGAAGCGATGAATCGTGAAACTCTGGAACAGAAGCGCGCGCAGCTCGTTGCTGCATGTGAAGAACACGCCACTACCGCCACGCCGGAAGCTGTCCGTGCGTTCGACCTGGCGGAAGAGGAAATCCGCGGCATCGATGCGCAGCTTGAAGGGATGGCCGTGCGCGGCCGCCTCGACGCATTGAAGTCAAAGTCCAACCAGATCGTCGCCCGTCCCGAGAATCGCGGCGGCGGAAACGATGCTGAACTGGCGCGTTTCTTTGCCACCCGTGGCCGCGAGGGCTCGGGCGCAATGGAACTTCGTACCACCCTGACCGTCGGTACGGCCGCTACCGCAGGCAACACCGTGCCGCAGTCCGTGATGACTGGTGAATTCGTCAAGTGGCTGGATTGGGGTAACCCAGTCCGCACCCTTGCTGTTAAGCAGACTGTGCCGAGCAATCTGCGCCTTCCTGTCATCAACAACAGGACCACGGTTACCGCGACGGCGGAAGCCGATCCCTACGTTGAAAGCAATTTCACCACCACGCTGAAGACCTTCGGCGCATTCAAGGCCACGGCTACCACCCCCGTGACTGAGGAGCTGCTGTTCGATGCGTCTATCGACGTTGCTGCTGAGGTCGTCGCAGATCATGCCCGTGCCCACGGCAAGTACCGCGAACAGAAGTACGCCATCGGCACTGGTAGCGGCCAGGAAATGGGAATTTTCACCAGTGACACCAACTGGCAGTACCTGGTGAAGACTGGCAGCCTGACCACGGCCCCGGATTTCGATGATGTGATCAGTCTGTATTCAGCGATGCCGACGGCATACGCTCAGAACGGCACCTGGATTATGGCGCCGTCGATGTGGGCTCTGCTGCTCCAGACTCGTTCGGCTGGTGCGACTGGCACCTACCTGTACGACGGCATGAACGGCATGATGGTGCAGAACGGTGCAGCTGGTCTGTTGATGGGTCGTCCGGTGTACCTGGCCGAATTCGCTCCTGAGTACCTGTCCGGCACTGGTCGCAACCTGATTTGGTTTGGTGATCTGAGCCGCGGCTATCGCATCGTCGATCGCAAGGACATCACGTTCATCGTCGATCCTTACTCGGGAAGCGGAAACGGTCTCGTTCACTACCGTTCGTCGATGCGCTCGGATGCCCAGATCATCGATCCTCGCGCTGGCGGCATCATCGCCAACAAGGTCTGAACGTCCTAACTCCATTCCGCGGGGCTGGGGGGTAACACCCCCGGCCCCGTTTGAGGCTAAGTATGCCAGCCGTAAACATCACGACGGCGAATTTCAAAGCCCACGCGCGCATCTACCACAGCGCGGACGATTCCTACATCACGAACATCCTGCTGCCTGCGGCGGTTCAAGCGTGGGAGGCTGCTACTGGGTTGTCTGCATCGGATGGCACAAGGGGAGCGACAATCAGTGAGGAGGGGGAAGTTCCCTTTTATCCATATCCGCAGCCCATCAGCAATCCTGAATATCTGCCTGATGGCGCAGCGATAGCCTCGATCCCAGAGATTCACTACGAAGGCGAGCGCCAGGTGCTGATTATTCCTGCCGACGCTGAGCGTCCAGTGGTCATCACCTGGGATACGGCGGAATCATTTAGGGCTGTATTGCCAGTGTTTGAACTGGCGACCAGGCTTTACGCTGACCGCGGCGACAGCACAAGCGCCATTGAGGGCAAGGCGCAGCAGATGCTGGTGGCCCTGATGCACGAAAGGGCTGTCGTATGACCCCGCGGGGCATGTTCCGCCACCAATTCGCGGTGCAGAACTATGCCACCACTGTGGATTCGTACGGTCAGGCCACGAAGACCTGGACTACGGCAGCGACCGTCCTGGGACATATTGAAACCGCGGACCCATCGCAGCTGGAAACAGTCGATGTCGCCCGTGGCGAAATTACCTATCGCATTGCGCTGCCATATGTCGATGGCGTTACTACGAAGTCTCGGCTGTTACTCCAGGAGACTGGGAAGGACGATCGAGTTCTTGAACTGATGGGTGTGAACGATGTCGGTTTGCGGCGCATCGAGCTGAACATCGAGGCACGGGAGGTGATCGCGTGAGCGTCTACGTCCCCCAGAACATCAGCCAATACTTCGAACGCCGACAGAACAAACTGGCGATCGCTACTGAATTCAGCCTGCTAGCGCGGCGCGATTCCGACCCGCGATTCATCGCCCAGGTGAAGCGGCTGGATGAAGCGATGAAGGGGCTAAAGCACAAAGTGGGCAGCAATCTGGCTAAGCGGCTCGGGCGTAAGGTACTAAAGCCAGCAGCGGCGAAATACCGCGCCCTGTGGCTGGCGGAACGTCCGAAGCGGCCCACCAACAAGGTGAGAAGGGACATCGCTAAAGCGATCGTCCACAGTGCCGACGTGCGCGCCGGGCTGGTGGTAGCCACGACGGGCGTGAAGGTGAATCGGGCGTATCGGGCGCGCCTGGCTGGACCGCTGAATGCCCTGTATTGGAAGACTCAGGACAAGATGGCAGCGCAATTCACGCGCGCCGATTTCGAACGCGAATTCGCAAACGCCATTGAGGAA